ACCGTGGCGACCGGTGTCGAAAGTGGGACCCACCACTTTGGTCAATGAAGAAGACTTAATATTGGGCTTAATTGGGCTGGCCCAATTATAGCGTTTTTCGTAGAAAATATGAGCCCAGGTTTATTACACTAATCCAATTTATTCATATCATAATTTTATCAAAATACATAATTATGGATTACATTACACGGAGGTTTTTGTGTTAACCCTATGTGGTTCTATAATTTGCATATTAAATATATTCTCATTCTCTGCCATAATCATATCAATTGCCTCCACTATTTCTTCGTGCTTCATTTCCCTGTAATTTAGCTCATTGAAAATGATCTTAATGGTGTTAGCAATTTGTTCCTCTGTGCCGTTGAAGTCGAATGGAATGATGACTTCTTCAAATGAGTATGGTATGTCATATGTAGTAGAACTCACATATGCTTCCTTATTTGCTGTCATCTGTATTTTACAATTGATTCGCTCTTCTTGGAGATATACATTTACCACAAATGTCACCCCTTTGTTGTTCTTGTATTTGATAGTCATGTTTGTATGATATTGTTATTTTCCTAAATCAATATATAGAGCTAATATCTAAATATCTAATGGATATAAGGTAATAGAATAACCACGTATGTAACATAAATGCCGTTCAAGGTGCCTGTCTATTATTATCCTATGATGACTAGTCATTATCTGTACTTAGCTTTGTCATCAAAGCTAAATTTACAGAAAAAAAAAATAAAATCAATTTTGATTCTTGAAAACAAGAATGAACAAAAAACACAAAACACATCACACAAACAATCATAACTTATGAAAAAATGGGAGCGCAGCGGAAAAAAAAAACAAACTAGACAATCCAAACGAGAAATACTTTAAACGAAGTATGATCCAAAAAAAGAAAAAGAAAAAATAAATACTTTAATAAAATATGTCTTAGACTGTATAGGTGACGTATGCTGATGTAACCGTATATTTGTACGTATAGATATACGTATAAATAGGTTACATTTATATAATAGCACGTGCTAGTCGCGTGCTATTATTTGGGTAGTTGTACTTTGTGCATTGAGGGTGTCTGGATGAAAACACGCACTGAAGGTGTAGTGTGTGTCCCCAATAGGTACCGGTACCAATCGGGGACGCAAAACGACAAAATAAGGGTGAAATGACCAAAATACCCCTGTCTTCTTCAGAAACTACTGTAGATAGTGCGCTGCAAAAGTTATTAGTTTCTCTCTCCTACTTTTCCACCATAGCTATTTCTCGAGCTATCTCGCGTTGCAGACGACGGATCTTTCAGGTCTCCTCCATCTGAACATGTGAAATGGGCAAACCGCTAGCTCCGAAGAGCCTTAGCTTAACGCCGGAATGCAGGGAGCCACGTATAATATT